GTCTGCAACAAATGCGTAAGATGCAAGAACAGTTAAAAGAAAGACTGGCAACGCTAACAAAAGAGTACAAAGACGAAAAAGGTATTGACTTAGGCGTAAAACTTACGCCCTTTAAAACCAAAGAAATTAAAACTACAAAAGAAGCAGATAAAGACGCTGATACTGAAACGCAGCTACGTAAAAAAGTTGAAAAAGCCAAGAAAGATTTAGTTGAAGCTGGTGATCTTGGTGACTTTGACAAGATGACGAGCGCTGCCACCAAGTTAAAAACACTTGAAGAAGCCTTGGCTGAGCAAGACCAGCAGCTTGACCTGTTTGGTGGCACAAACGTAAAGCGTGTTACTGAGGCAAACGCTGCTGCAGCAGCAGCCGAAAAAGAAAAAGTTGAATTTGAAGGACGCCGCAGTCTTTATAACACTGCCTTGCTTATGTTGGGTAAGCGCGCTGAGCGTGATACGGAAGGTAAAGAACAGCAAAGTATTGAAAAACGTCAAGAAGAAGGTCTGCGTAAATTAGAGTTTGGTCTTGATAATCTTGGCATTAGCCCGCTTGGTATCAAAGGGGAAGCCCGAGTTACCACTGAAACCGATTTGCTTAAAGGTTTGATCTCGCCTGAACTGGCTGAGAAGTTAGATTTATTTACGGCAGAAGAAAACAGGCTTACTGAAAAGTACAACGCCGCCAAGAATAAAGCTGAACGTGAGGCGGTTGACGCTGAGATTGACGCTCTTAATGTAAAGATTGCGTCGGGAGTTTTTACACCGTTACGCGCCGTAGATGTTTTAGACAGCATAGAAGCTGCTTGGCAAGAAGCTAGTAAAAAACAAGAAGAAATTGCTAACAAACTTTTGTCCGGTCTTGATCGTTTTGGTAAGCCCATAGCTGATGGAAACCGCATAGAACTGTTTGACAAAAATGGCAACTTAACAAAAGAAGGTAAAGAAGCCGTTGTAAACGAAGTTCGCTTAGCTACCTTGACAAAGTTGCGCAATCTTGGGCGGGAATCAAAAGGAACACTGGAATCGCAGGCAGCAGAAGACCGTTTCCCCGCAGCATACAGAGAACAGCTTGCAGCTAAAGAAAAAGCGGAGCGGGATACAGGCATAGCGCGTGCTGGCAAGATGGCAGATTTTGCCTCACAGAACATTGATGTTGATGAAATTCTTACTGCTGAAGATACAGATAAAAGTCAACCGTTCTCTAGCGTTAATGAAGCCTTTGAGGCTTTGCGTGACGCCACCATACCGTTGCAGAAAGGGGAGTTTCTCGGTAAACGCAAAGATGTTGAAGGCGACTACCCACGTTTTGAGGAAGAGCGCGCTGCTGATTTAAACAAAAAAATACAGAACATAAAGAATCAAATTGCCGGTATTCGTGGTCGTGTGAAATTGATTGGTAAAAAGTATGTGCTAGAAAAGCCGTTAACCCCCGGCGCTAAAACACGTATTGCTACTTTGGAAGGTCGTTTACGTAAGCTAGAAGCAGGCTTATCCGACTATAAAGAACGCGGCAAAGCTACCTATGACATGCTGGTTGAACGCGCAGAAAAAGCTGCAGCGTACATGGTTGACCGTTTAACCAAACAGATTGAGGCTGTGTCGTTGGTTAAAAACCGTGTGCCTATGTCACCGGAAGAAGTTGCTAAAGTTCGTGAAGAATTGCAGGGTAAATTTAATGAGTTTATTGGGCGGGTAAAAGCTGCAGAACGCGTTGTATTTAAAACAGTTGAAGAAGATAAAGTTGACGAAAAAGGTCGGATTATTAAACGCGGTCAACGGGAACCTGTTGAAGGTCCGTTGGAGCGCCGTCGCTTTGAGAAGCTTGGTACGGCATTTGTCATTTTGCGCCGTGAAGTTGAAGACACTGTAAAGCAAGCTATTGGCGAACCAATTACTGGCGAAGTTGAGCAGTTGCCTGTTGAAAGGGGTCAAAAGCCTGACGTTACGGCTAAAAGAATCCGTGGCGATTCACAAATAGAAAAAATTGCCGATCAAATTGAGGCGCTTGATAAAAAGATTGAGGAAGCTAAGCAAGCTAATATACCTAAGCTGCAAGGGTTGGTTACTCAAGCAAACGCTACAAAAAACAAAATTGCGTCTGTAAAACGCATGTTGGACACCAAAGCCGTAAAAGAATCCCCAGACTTGTACGAAGATGATCCGATCATCGGGCTTTATATTTCTAACCCAGATGCGCTGGATAACTTAATTGACGACCTAAAATACGTTGAAGACCTTATCAAAAAAGAAAAAGGTGTTGCCAAACAAGTTGAAAACCTTAAAGAAATTAAAGACAACTTAGTTAAAGTACGCGACGTTAAAATTCAAGCGGCTGCTAAAAAGCGTGAAGCCGATAACGAGAAAGCTAAGAGCGCTGCCGACATCGTTAAGAACATTGACGCTGAGTTAAAGGTTGTATCTGCCCAGCTTCAAGCGGCTAAAAAAGATCTGGCTTCTGTTAAAGAAGATACTACGCCGTTGGCAACAGCAATGCAGACTGCACTGCAAAAGCAGGTTGATACCCTAACAGCCAAAGAAACTCAATTAAAGGTTGACCGTTCGGTTTCTGAAAAACTTGCCGCTGAGTATAAAGAGTCTGACCTTGAGCGTACTCGAATTGTTGAAGCCACTAAACTGGCAATTTCTGCCACGCAAAGAGAAATTAACGCCACCGTTGATTCGTTACGCACTAATGGGGTAAAGCTGCGTGGGTATCGTGCTCGTGGTGAAACAGAAAAAATTACCGCTACTGAGCAGTACATGAAAGATGCTCGGGCTAGGTTAGACAGCCTGCGCGCTAAAAACAAAGAAGCAGTAGAAACCTTAAAAGCCTACGGTGTGGAAACAGGGCGTAAGTTTAGCCCCGGTTTTATTTTGGATACCATTGAAGCCAACAAAGGTAAAAATTTAGATGACGTTGAGACTGATCCTACAGATGTAAAAGAACGTCTTGAGCGTATTAAGAAAGAACAAAAGAAGCTAAACGAACTGTTAGAAGAAAGAAATCAGTTTGACGCTTTCCAGATGGTAAAAGCCGAGCCGCTTATTCGTCAATGGCAGGCACTTACCCTTGCTCCACAAAATCGTTTTGTTATTGAAACTCGCCGTGTTCTTGCTGAAAAGATATTAGAACTTGGTAAAGAAGTGCGTTGGCAGTCGTTTAACGACAAAATTGTTGACATTCAAAAAGAACTACGAGTTCTTACTGGCGCTCAACGAGTAGAAAAAGCAGAAGAAAAGACAGCGCAGTTTAGCCCATACGAAATTCAACTGGCTGCAGACTTTTTAATGTCCCGCATTGACGGCATTTTAGCCCGAACAAAAGACGCTGAAACTGCTCGTAAAGATTTTGAAGCTGATCAAAAAGTTCGTATCCAGCGTGGTTTAGGTTTACCCGGTGAGCGTATTACCTTTGAACGAAGCCGTCCTCTTACAAGGCCAAAACCAGAAGGCCAATACGAACAAGAAATAAAAGATGCACAGGCAGAACTGGATAAATTAACAGCAGAACGTAACGCTATTGCAGAAGCAAACAAAAAAGCAGGCGTGCCTGTTAAGACACCTGAATGGCATGCCGCTAACGGTAAAGTTAAAACGGCTAGTAACTTCTTAAAAGGTATTTCAAAGTTAGAATCTTTTACCGTACCTGTAATTACTCGTGAAGGGCTGTTTGCCTCAAATACAAATGCTCAAGATGCGGGCATTCAACGAGTAGCTAGAGCTATTGACTTTGGACCTGAGCCAAAAATATCGGCTGAAGAAACCGCTAATGAGGTTGTAGCTTATGCAAAAGAACAGGTAGCAAAAAGAGAACGAGAACTTGCTGCGGTTGACCCCTTAAATAAAAGCGGAATAACTAAAGCCAAAGGTGCTTTGACAAGGGCTAGGAATCTTTTAAGCGATGCTGTTGCTAATGCTGCGCGTGTGTCTGCGATAGACACTCCTGAAAATATTGTTACAGAACTTCAACGTTTACAGGCAATTCAGGCAGAAGTTGAAGGTTTGTTTGCTGACGCTGAAGCTGCTGAGTTAGCAGTGCCTGTAGCACTACGTAAAAAAATTCAAAAATTAAAAGACACTGATTTTCCGGTTGAGCCAAAAACAACAATAACTAAAAAAGAACAGGTAGCTAAAAAAGGTAAACGTGGGGGTGGTGCTCGTAATGTTAAGGGTGCTGCGTTTGATGTGCTAGCCGAAACCGATACTGGCTACGTAGATCAACAGCAAATTCTTGATGTAATTGAGTACAAAAGAGACATGCTTGACCCGCGTATTGGGGACGCAGCAACTGAACTGATTGATACCGAAGCCGCCAATAAGCGCTTGGAAAGCGCTAAGCGTAACGCAAACGCTAAAGGTATTGAGTTTGACTACTACGACAGCGTAGCCGATTTACCTAAGCCTGTATTGGTGGCTTTAGGGCGGCAAGGTTTAGACACGCAGGCTAGTCGGTTAAAGGGTGGCGTTTTCAATGGCAGGGTGTTTGTTGTTATTCAGAACCATAACGACTTGGTTGACCTTGAAAGAACGCTTGCCCACGAACTTGTTGGTCACTTTACCGTGGACGGAATGCTTGGCGCGCAAGGGTTGTTGGATTTACTTAAACGAGTAAACAAGACTTTAGGTATTAACAAGCTGGCTGAAAAGTTGGGGCTTAGCGAACAGGCGGCTGCTACGTACCAGTCGACCATGTCTTTCTATAGCGCTGAGATTCAGTCTGGCGCTATGTCGGTGGCAGAAGCCCAAGAAAAAGCTAACGTCAATATTCTGCGTGAGTTGATTGCGTACACCATGGAGAAGCGGGTTGATGCTTCGTTCCTAGAAAAAGCCAAGATTTGGATTCAAGAACTTATTGGCGCTGTTAGGGCATGGTTGAAATCTGTTGGCTTCATGGATTCTTCTTCGTTCAGTACAAACGATTTGTTCTACTTGATGAAACAAGCAAGGGCAAATTTTGCCGAAGGCAAGCCACAAATTTACAAGACTGAAGGCGATAACTATATTGCGCTACGTGGTGGCAAAGCTAAAGCTACCCCCGGGTACTCAGGCTTTGGCGGTCCAAACATTATTGCTAAGCAGAGTAAAGCTGCCGGTATTGCAAAAGCTGATGGGCTTGGCCTTAATTTCCGTACACAGCTTATTGACCAGCGCGCTGCTGTAGATGCCGCAATCACGCGTGGTTTAGACAAAAATCTTGTAGACGCTACGAAAGCCAGTGACGCGTTGTACTTTATGCGTATGGCTGATAACCGTAATGACTTGGTTGCTAAGTCCATAACCATGGGTACGGTGTCGCTTGTTGATTTGAAAGATAAGAAAGGCAACGTTCAGCGTACATATAAAAGCACTGGCACCAGTCTAGCAGACGTATTTAAACCGCTTAAAAGCGTAAAGATTGGTAATGAAGCCTTTGTATCAGACGCATTTTCTAAGTACTTAGTAGCGTACCGTGTTATTACCGGCAAGCTTGGCGCTGATGTGGTAGACATTAAAGGCCGGGTAACTGACGCAGACCTACGCCGCTGGCTTGCAGACGGTGAAAGAATCCCTGAATTTGTTGAAGCTCGAAAACTGTACAACCAGTACAACAAAGGGCTGATTCAGCTAAACGTTGAAGCAGGCGCTATATCTAAAAAACTTGGAGATAGGTTGTCCAAGCTTGAAAACTATGTGCCTTTGTACCGTGAAGTAAATGGTAATGTGGAAATGTTCTTGGGTAACGAGCAGCCGGTTCGACTTGGTGATTTAAAGAATCAGCCTTACCTAAAAGAACTAATTGGCGGTGACGACCTTATTATTGACGTGTTTGCTAGTTCAGTACGTAACACCCAGATGCTGACTAACATGGCGTTGACTAATATGGCGACGCGGAACGTGGCGTTTGCTCTGCAGCAAATGGGGATTGCAAAGATTCACGAAGGCAAAGGTTCTGCTACAGGCAACATCCTACGTTACAAAAAAGATGGCGATGACTTCTTTGCTTTCATTGATACTCAAGCTAAAAAAGACATCTTTGGTGACATCCCTGATAAGTTGATTGTTCAGGGCATGGAGGGTATTCAGGTTACGCTGCCTTGGGTTATTCGCGCTTTGTCGTACCCAACCAACTTGCTTAAGAAGATGATTACCCGGGATCCACGGTACGCAGTGCGTCAGGTTTTCCGTGAGTCTATGGCTACGTACATGACTGCTGGTACAGACCGTCGGCACCTCATGTCTTCTATGACTAGTATTGGTAGGGTTTTGGCAGGCAAAGATAAAACGTACACGGACTTACAACGTGCTGGCGTGCTTACCGGGAACGTAACTACAGGCACGCCTGAAGAAATTGCCAAACGCTTAGAGCACTTGGCTTATGGGCGTAGTGGTTGGGTAGATAAAGGGTTGGCTGGGTTGGATGCGCTGGCGATGGCTGGTGAAGGTTCAACAAAAATATCTTTGTTTGAGTCGTTTATTCGTCAGGGTTTGTCTGAGCGCGACGCCTACTTTGCGACTTTAGAAGCCGCCAACATGACACGGCGTGGCTTGTCCCCCAGCGCGTATTACGCCAACATGCTCATTCCGTTCTTCAATGCTGGCATACAAGGTATTGACATTTTGTATCGTTCTTTGAGCGGCAAAATGACGTACGACGAGAAGCTGAAAGTGCAGCGTAAGTTGATTATGCGTGGAGTTTTGATGGCTGGAATCACTGCCGCCTACGCCACCTTGATGAGCGATGACGAAGCCTATAAGAACGCACCACCAGAGCAGCGTTATGCCAACTGGTTTGTACGGATTCCGGGCGTTAGTGAGCCGTTCCGTATACCAATTCCGTTTGAGGTAGGTCTGCTGTTTAAAGCGATCCCTGAAGGAATTTGGAACGGTCTGACTACGGAAGAAAAAGGAATTGATATCGCTAAAGATTTGTCAGCGCAGATTCTGCGTTCTCTGCCGGGTAACCTAACAGAGACAGGCATTCCAATACCTGCCGGTGCTAAACCGATAGTAGAACTTGCAGCCAACATGTCTTTCTTTACAGGCCGAGATATTGTTGATGCGCGTATGGAAGGTCTTGATAAAGCGTTTCAGTATAGGGACAAGACTCCTGAGTTGTTGAAGGTTTTGGGGCCGGTCTTCCAAGCTGTTAACTTGTCCCCTGCGCAGGTTGAGCACCTGATTCGTGGGTACACCGGCTCTTTGGGTATCGGCATTCTAAGTCTGTCTGACGCAGCGTTTAGTAGCGATGTTGTTGGTCCTGTATCCAAACGGATTACAGATGTGCCTATTGCTGGTGGGTTGTTCCAGCCTAATGACGCTGGGCGCGTAATAGATGATGCGTACGAAAACATGCGGGAGATCAATCGCCGTGCGGACACGTACAAGGAACTTGTAAAAAATGGGCGTAAAGACGAAGCTGCTGCATACCTGAAGAAGAACGCAACAGAAATTGAGCGCCTACATGGAACCGCTGGGTTGTTCCGTCAGCAAATGGGTGAAATAACTAAGGAAGAACGTGCGGTCAAAGCGTTGACTGAAAAGCAAATGTCGCCTGAAAAGAAGCGGGAACGGTTGGATAAGTTGCGGCAAATGAAGATCAAGCTGTCAAACGATTTTATAAAGATCCGCGAACGAACAGAACTCCAAGCCGCCCGTTAATTACACCGACGTAAGCTTTGGCGTTAAACACTCTTACAGAAACGGCGGCTTTTAATCCTTCTTCCTTGGTCTGAGAGGTGTCAATGCAGGGTACGAAAAAACCCTGCCCCCTCTCAAGCTGCGACCAAGGATACTTTACTACCAGCTTCTTCATCAGGGGTCACTCGCCGGGAGATCTTGATTGCATTGACACGCATCTGCGGACCTTTGGTTTTGCTCATCAGGTCTTTCTTCAGGTACGTAACGTTGTATGCTGCCTCAAGCTGCTTTTTGAAGTCCGAGTAGCCAAAACTCATGCCGGAGCAATACTTCTTCAATAGCTGTTCTTCAATGTAGTAATCCACATGCCCGGGGGTTACGTTGTGCTCCACGCGCCCAAAGATTTCACTGCGGGTAATACTCTGGTCTATCACACCCTCCTCACCGATAGACGCAGCCAGCGCGCCCTCAAGGGCTTTGACCACCACCATCTTGCCGTAGTACTCCCGTGTGTAGGAGTTCAGGACATCTTCGGCTGAGCGCACGTTGTCGGCAACCATGAACTTGGCGTTCTGTACCACGCCCTTTAGAACATTGATGATGCCCTCCATGGGAAAGGTAGCGATGCCAGCCTTGGAGGCAAGTAAACCACCCATGACTAAACAAGTACACCCTGCGATCCAAAAGCGCTCATCGTCGATGAAGCCAAACTCAGCCTTGACTTTCTTGCGTACGGACTTGTACAGCGCTGGCAACTCATCGGCATGGTCAACAAGGTACTGGGCGTAAACGTGCCCTGCCACCCCGTAGGTTTCTTTGAGCAACTCCAACGCTTCAAGCTCATGCGTTTCCCAAGACAGTTTCTTTTCTAGCGTAAGCTCCAGCACCCTGCGTGTTTCGCCCTCTGAGGAGTGCTTCCGTGCCCCAGTCAGGTAGTCCATGATGTGCGTATTCGAGGACAGCAACGCCATGGTGTGCCAGTAAGTCTTGTTCTCTCGTTCTTTGTCTGCGCCTGACTCCATGCGGCTCTTGCCGATACCCTCAGACATATCGAAAATAAACTGTGCTACCCACTCAAAGTCGTTGCGGTTCTTAGATGTGATCTCGTCGGAGATCAAGGGCATGCTGTACAACATACCCGCACGCTGTTTCATGGCTACATCTGATGTGGAGTTGCTAATCCTGTACCGACTTGGGTGACCCCAAACAGATCCAGCCAGTTCCAAACTAAGGGTTTTCCCTGTACCGGTTGCGGTTGATCCAAGGTGAAAGGTGATGCCCGCGTAGTTCGAGTACCGCATTAAAGGCGCTCCAAACCCTACCAGCCCAAGCGCCAGCACTTCGTAAAGCTTCTTGGCGGTCAGCATGCTGACGATCCTCTGCCAGTTTTCAAGCGATCCTGTGGGTCTACAAGCCTTGTTGATATTGACCAACCCGCGCATAGGAACGTGCAGGGGTTCTTTGTTGGGGCGATATATACGCTCGTTAAACACAAAGGTGTTGCCCTCTTGCCAGCCGTAGTGGTCAGGTACAACAACCGCTTGCTTTGCCAGCGACGCTTCTTCAACGCAAGACCGGACGTAGTTAAACAGGTTTACGTCGTTGCCTGCCCCGTAACTGGCGATGATGTTCTGCTCAGCTAGGCACTTGACCGTTTCTACGTTGGACACCACAGCCTTCTGAGGCATCATGATTTCGGCTGGACCTTCCGGGCGCAGGGCTATCATGTGGACGGTGTGTATACCCTCAAGTTGAAGTAAATTCACTACAAATAAGCCGAACGGGAGCACCATGGACTGCTTGCTGATCTCGTTGCCATCGGCATCTTCGGTCTTGGATTCCTTAAAAATCGCCCCGTTCTTACCGTACGAGAAGCCCCGTGGTGCCGGTGGACGCTTAAAGGTAATGGTGGGGGCTGGCTCGTCTTCGTTAGCGGCTGGAGCGACCTGTATTTCAATCTCCTTGGCCTCTGTTTCTACTATTGTTTTTCGCCCTAGCGCTAGGGGGTTGGTTATCTTGCCAAAATGGGGGCAGTTTGTGCAGATGCCGGGGTTCTCAGAGTCAAATTTCAGGCAGGGGTACGGACCTTTAATCTCCCGTAGTTTCTGCGCCATTCGGTCTGGGTCATAGGGGTGCAGTTCGGACAGGCGAATAGCCCACTTGCCACCGTCTACGCACTTCTGGGTGATCGACAACCACCCCCGCCATATCGGCTCCATGCCATCACCGTCAGCGTTGTCAAGGTAGTGTGCTAACTGACCGCACCCTGTGCCAGCCCTAGTCCTTTTAAAGATCTCTTGAAAATGCGTTTCGCTATTCTCAAAAAGTTTAACTGCTGTGGTGGTAGCGGCAGCCTTGGGCTTCTTCCCCGGCAAACTGGCTAGGGTGTTCTCGTAGGTAGGAGCCTTGAGTTTGGACTTGATGAACGAATCCAACTGGAACGAAGTGAACGTATCGCCAACTTGGAGGATCTGAACTTCGCGTGGTGTTTCTTCCTTGTAATTAAAAGTACCCGGTACACGCAGTACACGCGCCGCGTCAGCAGGCACGTTCATGTCGATGATCAACCCTTCTTGATGGCACAGCCGCTTGAAGTTTTCCCCTATTGGCTTCCACTCAGTAATGGGTATCTCTTCGTCAAACCGCCAGTAGATGTGAAACCCACCACCAGAGTTGATGATGAACGGCTGGCCTAACTGCCCCATGCCGGTCTTGACCATGAAGTTCTTAAAGTCTTCGGCGGCTTGATCTTTGCTGTCGTACTTCTTCTTGGTGCTTGTACTCTCCCCAATGTCTAGGTCTAGGAACAAAGCCTTCATAGCACGAGCGTTGTCGGCTAGGCGATTCCCTTTTTCTTTGAACGCAGCCAGACCAAAGTAAGCGTCCTTTTTTTCAGACGACAACTTGTTGGCTGCTACTAATAACTCGTCGATAGTATCGACGAAGACGTGCTCTTTCTTCTTTGACGTAAACTCAGCCGCGCAGTAAACACCAGAAGTAGGTAGCACCGCCGCTAGAAACTCTAACGGTTGCATGAATCCCCCTTTGATTATTTACTACTGCGTTGGTCTAACAGTTTTTCAATACGCTTGATAAGTTCACGTTGTGCTGCTACCGGCAAACTGTCTCCTGTGTCAAGCCATGATTCTGCAATTCTTATAAGTTCTTCTGTTGTTAAGGCTTGTGGTTGAATGTCGTACATAAGATTCTCCATGCGTCGTCTGTTTGGCTTGTTTGTCTTAGCACCTCAATAACTTTAGCAACACGTTCTTGATAAGCAACGGTGACTTCTGTTGTTCCGGTGAACCAGTTGTAGACCGTTTGACGGCTGGCGCCAATGATCTGGCTTATTCGTTGCATTGATATATCTCGTCGAACAGCCCAACGCCCAAGTTCTGTTCCCAGAGCTTTTGGCGCTTCATTTATTTTTTCGATTATTTTTTGTGAGTAAGGCATGGTATCCATGGGGGTACTTGCGGTGTGTACAACAACCGAATCCCAACGCTGCTGGAATCCGTTTGTTCCGCTTTCCCCCGTCCGTTAGGTTAATCGTCTGTGTCCCAGTTGGCAACTGCGGCGGCTAGATTGCTTTTAGCCTTTGGTGCAGGTGCTTCTTTTTCCTTGCGGACTTCTGGCTCCTCAACTTCGTCGTCGGCTTCCTCAACCTTTGCCTTGGACTTAGGGGGTTTACCCTCAATAGCGATAGGCTTTGGTGCTACCTTGTCAGTCTGTGCCACCGTCATGGTAATAGCGCGTTGGGCTTCAGGGGTTTTACCCTTTGCGACGCATGCCTCATGCTCCTCATCTTCTAGCCAACGAAGTGGTTTGAAGAACAGCTTGGGTGACTGCGCCTTAGTGTCAAACTTCATGCGTGTCACAACCATGTCAGGGCCAACATTTTGTGCAGCCAGCCACCGTGCGTACGCCTGAAGCGGGCGGTTGTCGTTTTCTTCCTTACCGAACACGCTGGTAGCAGGAAGCGTTAACTGCAACACATCGCCATTAACGTCGTTAGCCAGCACTACAGCCAAGCGTTGTGAGAAGCGGCAAGCACGAGAATCGCCACTACCAGACCCTTTGATATTTTGGGGGCAGCCAGCGCAGTTAACATGCTGTGGCTCTTTGGCAGATGCGTCAGGCTTTTCACCATCAGCAGACCAGCACGACGGGGGAGCGGGGTTATCAGGGTTGTACGCCTCACCGTAGAACGTACGGCTGATCTTTGCCGCAGCGGCTACGATAACCACATCAAGGAAGCGATCCTCAACGGCGGCTACTTCTTTGCCATCAGAGATCAAGCGGAACACGCCGCCCTTGATGCTTATACGTTTACCAGTTTGCCCACCACCGCCACCGGCTAGGGTTTTAGCCAGCGTTGACAACTCGCCCTTTTTCGCAAAATCTGGCACTTGCGAGGCATTAAATGCGACTACATTACTCATGTACATCTCCTTATCTTGGTTTACGGACTGTTACTGTGTACTCCGTCGCTTGATCCAGTCCGGGTGGAATCAAAGTCGGATTTTCTTTCAACCACTGAGTCATGTTTAGTTGAGCGATGCGTTGCTCAAGCAGTTCCACGACTTCATGCTCCAACACAAACTTCTTAAATGAGTCCCAATCGTTCGTGGTGTACCGTGTTTTAGTACCTAGAATAATTGTTCCAAATTTTGTGTTAGCGCTTTTTTGCCCTAGAGACAACAGAATATCTTTCATCTCTTTGGCAATATCGTCTTGCAGTTCTTTAAGTCCTTCAACTTCTGTTTCGTACTCTTGGGTTAACACGTTGATGCGATCACGAATCTTGCGGTAAACCTTTATAAGTTTGTCTAACGGTATTTGTTCATCATTCATTTTTATATGCTCCTTATAGTTTTTACAATTTTGTCAAAGTTTTTACTTTGTGTCAAGCAACTCTTCGTACAGACTTACCAGCATGTTGTTGTCTTTAACACGTTGTGCTAATCGTTTAAACATCTTCTTCTCAATCTCGCTGCCCTGTATGTGGATAACTGTTACCTTGTCACTGTCCTGTCCCTTACGGTCAGAGCGTGCGCAACATTGGATGTAGGTTTCAGTAGACATTACCGGACCCCAGAAGACCACAGTGTCGGCAGCAGTAAGCGTTACGCCGTGCGCTGCAGCCTGCGGCTGTATTACAAGAACTCTGGGGTTAGCTTCTTCTTGGAACTGCTTGAAGATTCTGGTGCGCTTTGATGGTGATACATCGCCATGAATCTCAGCGCATTCAATTTGATTCTGTTGCAGAAACCTTGTGATCGTGTCGATGCTGTGTCGGTACGGGGCAAATACTAAGACCTTGCGATCCGTCTCCTCCAGCGCTTCCATGAGCACTGACAGCCTTGGCTTGCAATCGAATTCTACTACCTCTGAATTGTCTGTGTATGCAGCCCCGGCACTTATCTGTAACAACTTATTAAGTTCGGCTGCGGCATTTACTGCCGTAATGGTTTCCCCTGCCGCTTTAACCAGCATCTGTTCCTTAAGAATGTTGTAGTACTTCTTCTGTTGAGGAGTCAACGGCACATCCCGCGTTTCCGTTATAACCGGCGGTAGATCAAGGCATTGTGCTTTTGTGAAGCGTATTGCTGGTTGTAGTGCGGCGTGAACTTGCTGTTGCGCATCGAACTTTGGAACCCATTTGTACATGGTCAGCTTGTTCATTGTTGCGTCGCGCCAAGCCGTGTAAAATCTTGGTACGTTTTCAGCGTTAACAAGTTTGGCTAGCCCGTACGCATCTAGCGGTGACTGTGCCGCAGGCGTTCCGGTCATCATCCACAGCATTACGTCGGGGCGGATAATCTTTTGCAAAGCCTTCCAGCGTTCTGTGCTAACGTTTTTATAAGCGTTGGCTTCGTCCGCAATGACGAGATCAAATCGTCCGTCGTTGTTAATCTCGTTGGCTATAAGCTTAAGACCGTCGTAGTTAGTGATAACGAATTCGTAATCGCCTTGCACCATCTCGATACGCCGTGTTGCCTGTTGGTGGTGAGCAACGATAGCGGAGCGGTGAATGATGCTGTTACTTAAGTCTTGCACCCATGCTGAGTGCATGATTGAGATGGGGCACAGTATCAGGCAACGACGCACCTGCTTAGTCCGCATCAAATAATCAGCAGCCCATAACGCCGAAAGTGTTTTGCCCGTACCCGGTTCTGAGAACACGAAAGCACGACGGTGCAGCGTGAGGAACGCAGCCGTGTCGATCTGATGTGACATAGGCTTGAACCGCCCGGGCCAATCGTATCGTGCCGTGATTGGCGATGGGACATTCTTGACGCCAAGATTCTTGAGCACTCGTACTTCATCTAAACCCCACTTAACTGCTACCTCAAACACACCGTCTACTTCACTAACTACTTTACTCTTTGGTATGACGCTGTACTTATCAGGATTGCGTGTACGCAATACAAGCGCTTTGTTTTCAATTATTTGCATGTTTTTTCAGCTTCACTATTTCTGTTAGTTGTTCTGTATCTACCATAAGCATTGTGTCGTAATCTGCAAGGTTGCTACGCATCAACTCCTTGCTTATCTTTTTCCAATCTGCATCTAACTCAAAACCTTTTACCCACTTGTAACCAAATTTTAAATACCACAGGTTCGCAAGATCCTGTGGTTCTAACCTATTCATTTGTTGTCTCCTTGATTGGCTTTCTTACTACGTAAGCGTAGGTTGCCTTTGGTTGACGTACCGCCTTTGCGTAGTGGCTTAATGTGATCAATGTCTTTGCCTTTACGCTCAATGCCTAGCTTGTCGTAGAGTTGCCGTGCTCGTTGACGTTCGCTCTGAGCGCTGTCAGGACCGTCTTTACCAAGTTCACGATCACGTTTGTATTCCTTTTTGTAATCTCTTGCCATGCTTTTCTCCTAGTGTCTGCGGTTAAATTCGCAAGTACTAACCGGACACCAACCGCATAAAGGGGTCTGGTTTGGATTCCACACATTGTTATCATGGCATGCCACCAACCTAGCGACACGTTCACGATACCTTTGCCACGCTGCTGGGACTTGCTCAATGTCCATCTTGTACTTAACCATGGTTTCTTTTACTACAAACAGAAGCGCAGAGTTAACTTGTCGTAGGTGTGGGAAGTTAGCAAACAACATAAGCGACATCAACTCCAACTGCCCAACGTCAGGATATTTGTTATTGCCTGTCTTGTAGTCCACGATCCAACCTGTCAGGTTGTCATCATCAACAATAACCAAGTCAGCCACACCACGTACCCAAACTTCAGGAGCCTTGAACCCGCAAGGTGTTAGGTCTTCTGTCAGCGCCATCTCTAACTCAGGATACCTACGCCCTGACTTTGTTAGTAGTGCGTCAATGGTAGGTTTAACAAAAGCAAACTGCTCTGGAAGCGGTACGTTATCCCGTACGTAATCCTCGGCGGCTTTGTGTAATTCCTTGCCGTACTTGATCTGCTGTGTGTCAGGCGTTGGGTAGTTCTTAAGGATCTTGACTTCGTGATAACGCCTAGCGCAGCCCTCAAAGTCTTTTAATCCTGAGTGTGACCACTTGATTGTCATTAGAATCTCGCTGATAGGATTGCTTTGGTAAGTCGCTGTGAGAAAGCATTAACAAAGTGTTCGTCTGACTCAAGCTTACTGCCCATGTCCTTGAGTATGGCATGAGTCAACTCGTGCCAGAACGTGTCACATATTTCTTCACGCTTGAACCTAGTGCCACGTACGTTGCTGTGAGTAGCAATAACAATAGCTTTCCCATCGTAGGACGTAGCACCCATAGTGCCGCTTTTGTGCATGTACTTAATCTTATGCACTGAGTACTTATTTTTACCAACCTTAATACTTTTAGGTATCTTCACTTTGCATCTCCATAACGTTGCGCATGCCCTATGTCTGCTGCTAATGGAATCCCCGGCATGTATTTGGGAACCATAGTCATCTGTGCCAGCACCCATTTTTCAGCGTCATCAACTTCCGCTTCAGGTACTAGCACCACCACCTCGTCGTGAACAGTCAACACACAGGAATACTGTTTTTGTATCCTGAGCATGCCGTCCGTCATGACGCAACGAGCCACTGCCTGTACTATATTTTCAGTCAGTTTCCCGCCGTACAACTTCTTTTTATCTTCACCATACAACCACTGGATCCTACCTTTTTCGTCGGCTTCACCAGCCAACATAGGATACCGCAAAGCCAACCCGCTTGGCAAGACAATTCTTTCTTTCTCGAACGTCAGGCATTTGTGCGTGTAAGGTTTGCCCTCTACCAGACTGCGCTTGATCAGCGCGTCGCACATCTCCCAGAATGTTTTAACAGGCTGTGCTGCATCACGATATTTATCAATAATCTTTTTAGCTGATACACAATGCACAACTAGTTCAGGCTCGGTGCAGTTGTGGGGTATATCTTTCATACGTTCTAGGTAAGGTTCGTATGAGATAAACTCGTTGACAAACTCTGCACCTACACCAAGCTGTTTGGCAAATTTCTTGTCGTACTTGGTTGGCGGTGCTCCAAGGAAGCCTGTCAACAACTGCGCCGCGAACGACGCCCACCCTAGCCCATAGCCACAGCCCAACAGCGCGGACTTGGCAGACTGTCTGAGGTCTGGGTGTGACTCTTTGCTAAGCCCCGGTATGCCGAACATCTGCGCACCGAACTGGGCGTATGCGTCTTGCCCCGATGCAAAAATGTGGAGAAGGTCTGTGTAATCACAGAGCCAAGCTAACACCCGTGGCTCTATCTGAGATAGGTCACAGACAACCAACTGATACCCAGCCGGAGCCATGATTGACTTGCGTAAGAAAGACCCACGCTTTAAGTTCTGTAGGTTTAGTCCTGAACCTTTTGATGCAGACCATCTCCCTGTGTGCGCACCGTAATAGTTAAGAGGGACGGGGAGTGTGCCCCGCGTAGCAATGTCCAAGAATCTTTGAGCGCGGGTTCTCTCAAGCGTTGATTTAACGGCGAGCCTCGCTTCACATAATTCTGAAATATCCTCGCGTTCGGAGTTAAGCAGCGCCTGAAAGTGGGCGTCATTTTTAGCCAGCGCGAGGGTTGTCTTGTTGGTAGTCTTGCTAATTTTCGTTGGGGGGTTGACACCAAGTCTTTGTAGCAAAGTAGCAAACATCGGATTTGATGCCAACTGCGACTCTTCGATGCCAAGACTTCCCAATAGCGCGCTACGGCGTTCTCTTTCTTCCACAATTGCCTCATGTAGCATCTCCTTATCAAGTTCTAGTACAGGGTTAACAAACATCTGTAGCGTCAGATCAATTAGCCGTAACTCCTTGGCAGGATACCCATCAATCAAACGCTTGAATACTTCCTCGCACAGGAACGTGTCGTGCTTACAGTACTCAGCCAGTTCTTCTTCTATTTCTTCTGTCAGTTCTTCCAACCCATCGGTGCTGTGAACCGCTTGACCCTTGGGCGGTAGTCCAAACTCGTTGGCAAGTTTGGCAAGACTGTTGCCTACTTCTACCCCACGCAAGGCACGCGCCATGCTTAACGAATCAAAGACAAAGCAAGGCTTGGCTCCGTACACCCATGCCAGAATTGCCACATCGAACTGTGCGTTGTGCGCAAGCACGGCTGTGGTTGACCAATCAATTGTGTTAAAGAAGTCAGGAAGATCTGCGTGTGTTACCCATACCGTACCCGGCACACCGTACGTTTTGACACAGCAACCAAAGGCTTTGAACCGTGAGTCACGAATGTACTGCTCGGTTGTCATCTTTGACAGCGTGTAATCTTTCTTGTCCCAACGAGTTTCAAAGTCAATGACAAGTAGTTGCTGGTAGGGTTGGCTCAATTTAATTTCCTGTCATCGTCACCACTACGTTCTTCTATGCACTTACCAAGTCCGCTGATAGCTTGGAACAGTAGGTGCATTACTTCTTCTTGATCTGCCTTTAGACCGTAGATGGTGAACTTTTCTTTCTGCCCGTCGTACGCTAGTAGCACAGCAGAACTGTCCTCGCTTTCGTAGATGTCCACGAGCAATGACTGTAAGCGCATGAGCGCTTCAGGTGAATCACATTTCATGTTGTTGCTCCTTTAAATAAGTTTCTAACAAGTCTAGGTTTGTTTCGTTGATAACAAACGCTTTGCCACCCACCTTGCGGATCTTTTCGATCTCGGCGTCTTGTAGCGCTGTCGTCTTGCCTTTGCCTGCCTTACACTCAACGGCGAAGAAATAACCACGATAACTACCGATGATGTCTGGTATGCCAGCGCGTCCGAAAGAACCCATAGCGGGGAAAAAATAATACGCCCCGTACTTCTTCAGTAGTTCAGATACTTTCTTTTTTACTTTGGCTTCTGGTGTCATGCTTACCCTCCAATTCAGCAATACGACTTTTAAGTTTTGCAATTTCCTCAAGCATGTCGCACGCCTGTTGTCGCCATATGTTTTTGGATTCCTTCAAGTACTCAACCTGACTTTTCAAACTTTCAACATAATCTTTGTTTACCATAGCGCTTCCTCTATATCAATGTACTGCTTGGCCCGCTTGGGCTTTGGCAGAACGGTTAACGTCATCCAAGGCAGCATCCACCGCTGCGCTTCCTCCTTCGTCCAAAACATCCGCAAGGGACCGCACTCGTCCATTACCTGATACCTTGGCTTGTCTTGCACAGGCGTAGCATATCCAATACATACTTTCACCGTTTTTACCATAGACAATTGCTCCTTCTCTGTCTGCGTGTGTTGATTGACACAACTTGCACCATTTTTTCATTCTTTAATCCTATAAAAATTTGTTTTACCAACTACTTGTAAATCAAGAACTTGCTTGTTGTACCACATGTTTAAGTACGTACGGACTGTTGAGTTAGGAACCATCAGTTTCCTAGATATTTGCCTTGCAGTACAAAACCGTTTGCGCCCAACAAGATCGTTCCAAACTTGCTCTTCGACGGTCATGCGTTCTTCTCTTTGAGTTTGTCCTCGATGGCTTGGGCAAAATCCAAAGTGGATTCAATCTCCCAATCCCCAACAGGCAAAAGTTCTATCGCCTCATCTTCCGTCAGCCCAACCCATTCCTTACAGCAATGACCGCACCTCGGGCACTCAAACTCATGTTCACGTTTTGCCGTTTCATCGACACGTTCTTGCGATATGTCGCTGGCGTGTACAGGTGCAGTTTTAGAGCAAGCCCCAACGCATCCGTTTGTTGCTTGGCATTTTGGGTACGAGCATTGCGCCACAGGC